ATTTTAGTAGTTACTAGAGTATAATCTTTTACATTTACGTTAAAATCAAAAGTATCTTGATCAACATAGTGATCTAATAAAGGTAAATTAAAGAGTGTGTGTGTTTCTGGTATAAACACACGAAATTTTTTGTATACAGGTCGGTTATTTTTATCACTGTAGGCCTCAATAACGCCATTTGGATATTTAATTACCTTAGGTAATGGTTCTCTCGTTATAAAGTCTTCTACAAAGGCTATATCTACAACTAACTTACCTCCGAATATAACAGGAACTGATGAGTATTTCATAGTAGCAAAATTTATTATACTGTACCTCATTTATTCTTATATTTATAGTGTAATAGCATAAATATTGTTATGTCAAAACAACAGAAGTACCTAACACTTGTAGAAGCCTACCTTTCACGTTTTGAAAGAGGAGGTTTTCTTGTAGGTGATGTATTTAAATTTGATGCAAAGTTTAAGTCTACTGAAGGTTATAAGAAGCTCGGAGTTAATACACGTGATATGATCGATCAAATGATTGAGACTGGTCTTAATGTACGTGTTGTTGGTATTAAAGACACTACTTCACCAAGATATCCTGGTAACCCTCAGACATCTTCAAACGATGTTGAGTTAACTCTTGCGCTCGATAATGGCGGCGGTCGCTATTCACACTATGTTAATATTACACCTGACCTAGGTACACCTGAGACATATTATCCTAACCTTCCACCTATTCCCGACGCTGTTATTCGTAAGAATAACGTTAATATTAAGCCAGAAGAGCTAAAAAGACAGGACAATATTACTAATAAGACTGATAAAGGAGATGGTACCTTATCTGACACAGAAATTTCTTTAGCTACTGCTAATACAAATATACCGTCACCTAAAGCACCATCTCCTATGACCGTTGGAGCACCTGGTACTCAAATGTATCTCAAGGATATCGAGAAATACTAACTTTAACTATAAATAATTATATGAGATTTAAAAAGCAAGATCAACAACAGTTAGTTGAAGCGTATGGTGAAGTTCATACCACTAATGTTGCTATGGATGATCCTAAAAATTTGATTTTACATATCAAACACGCTAGAAAATCTGGAGATACGCAAAAAGTCAAAGCCCTTACAGACAGATTAAGAACAGTCGCTTTGAGATTAGATATGTTAGACGACCCTGACATTTTAGATATTATCGAAACCTGATATAGACAGCTGTTGAATGGTTATTTAAATTTAAAATTTACACCCGTTCAAGCGCAATCCAACAAGCAAAACAGTTAATTTCTTTATCTAAGACAAAAACTGACTTATAGAGATGATCTGCAGTAATAGCGATCATCTCTTTCTTTTTGAGATCTGCTATATTTTGCAAGTATATATAGTTAAGAAACTCACGCATTAAGTTATCATAGTCTCCGTAGAAAGTATCCTCGTGTTCTATTAGATACTTTCTAAGGTTAATAGTATTTTTACTAGTGATATCACTTAAGATATGATCTAGCAACTCAGTATTAACGGATACATTTGTAATACACAACGCGCCATCTATACAGTTTTTCTGAACTTCGTTAATACACTTACGTAAGTCAGGAAAGTTAGCCTTAATTAGTTCAACAAACTTCTTCTTCTGTGCATCTTCAATCTTAATTTCCTCTTTAATTAAGATACTATAACAACGCTTTACTGCTCCTTCAATAGTAGGCTTAATATCAATAAATTGACACCTCGACTGCAATGCTGGAATAATTTTATGTTTGTAATTTGCAGTAAGAATAAATCGTGTATACTTTGCAAACGACTCCATGGTATTACGTAATGCGCTCTGCGCTTGTACGGAAGTCCCGTCAACTTCGTCTAAAATTACCACCTTAACTTTACCATCAAACGATTTGGTTTGAGAGAAGTTAGTAACCTTGTGACGAATAGTATCAATACCAGACTCATCAGATGCGTTAATGTAAAGAAAGTTACACTTCAATACATCATTAACAAGAATCTTAGCTAGAGATGTCTTACCTGTTCCAGGACTTCCTGTAAAAAGTAAATTAGGTATTTCGTCCTTAAATCCAGATAAAATCTCTCTATTCCGATCAGAAATAATTAGATCATCTAATGTATGCGGTCGATATTTTTCTGCCCAAATTTTGTTAAAATCAATCATATATATTTACTTTCCAGAAGAACCAAAACCCTTATCACCGCGGTCCGAGGTTTGAACCGTACCTTCACTCATAATTGTAGTATAGTTCCTATAGACTACTAATTGAGCAATTCGGTCTCCCTTTGCAACGGTGTAGTCTGTATCAGTATTATTATACAGCTTAATACCTGCTGTAGACCTGTAGCCTTGATCAATAATACCTGGATGAGGAGTAATGCCGTGTTTAAATCCTAAACCAGAACGACCTTCAATTTTAACCCAAAACCCTGGAGTGATATAAGCAAAATTTAGACCGGCGTCCACTACTGCACTACCACGTGCAGGAATAAGTTTGTCTTCCACACAAGACACATCAAAGCCTGTATCTGATGGGTTGTTCTTAGATGGTATTTTTGCATCAGGGTGTGTCTTCTCAAATAAGATTTCAGCGTCTAGCTGCATTGTTTCTGTGTATTCGTAGTCCATATAGTTATATAACTATGATATAGTATTGATATACTGAAATCAAGAATAAATATCAGTGTATGAATTATGAATTAGATGTAGCGGTAAATGATATAATCGCACAGCTTAAACAAACCCAAACACTTACAGCAGTAGAACCCACAGAAGATTTAAGTAAAGACAATCTTGAAGAATTTATTATAAAAACATCAGGTAAGCTAATTACTAAAACACTAGGTATTGTTGATAATGTTCAAACATACATTTCATCTGCACCAGACGCAAAAGACGTCGCTGCTTTTGCTGAATTACTTAAAGCAGCATCAAGTAGTATGGAATCACTCAATAAAATTTACATATCTCTCGAAAAGAACAAGACAACAAAAGAGGTAAAGCAAATGGATATTGATTCAAGAGAAAAGACTAATACTCAAGACAATGCAGTATTTCTACTATCACGTAAAGAAATTATGAAAGAGCTCTTCAATCAATCTACTGAATCAGATGATTCAAATATTATTGAAGTGTAATAGGTTCACGCTTTATTTGCTGCGCGCTACCTAATTGACCGTCTACAGTGTGAAGACTCGCTTTAATATTCTTATCCGCTGTAATAACATTAATCGTAAACGCTCTTGCTTCATCTGTTTCAAAAGTATTACCAATAAGATCAGTTTCTATAATTGTATCTGGTGAAATGATACGCTGAACTTTAATATTAGTCGTTTTATTGTTGTTAAGTGTACTACTATAAGGATTAAAACCTTTTTTAAGTAAATACAGCCTATAATCATCTTCTCCTAAGTATGTTATTACTTCTTGTTCTATTGGATCTGTTAACTCTTGATTTGTTATTTTAGTCTCTACATCAGATACACTATAACTACCGTGTGGAGTTTTATTATATGTACCTTGCGGTTCGAGATCAAATCTTTCCGATGTTTCACCTTCATCTAACTCTAAAAAACCTGTAAAAGCTAGTGCTTGAATATTATTACATATTGAGTTACTATCATTAATGTTCGTTAACATAAACTCAGGTAATTTGGTCTTACTATTAACATTAACATCTGGTATATCTGCAGTAAATAGTGGTATATTGACTTGAGACAGATTTCTATTACCTAAGCATCCCATTATATCAGGTGAAAGCTTCCAATATTTTTTACCACCATTAGAGTCTACAAGTTGACTTACAAAGAATTTTAGTGGGCCTTGTCTTAACTGATTAGTATAGTAATAAATGGTATAATCATCAACATCTTTACCCTTTTCATCTAATAGCTCAACAAACTTGTCTAATTGATTGGTGCCTAAATGAAATATACTCTTAAATGACTCCATTAACTTTAAATCAGCTTCATTAAAGTCACCTAAAGCAGACAAATTAACAACTAACGCACTAACCTGTTGAGCTGTTGTCTCTACAGCTCTTAAACGTTCAACTTTTTTGTTTATACTAGACATCTTTTTCGTCGAAGTTAGGACCTACGTATGTTTTTACGCAATAAATTTCATTTCTGTATGTATTTAGTAACTTTACGTGTCTGACTGAAGTTACTAACCATCTACCTAGTAATTTTTCATCACTTTTTGATTTATCGTTCTTTAACTTGAAGACATCAATAAATGTACCTGATGTTCTACCTGGATCGCCAATAACGTTTATGTTTAACTGTAGATTGTAGAAAGTAAAGTCATTTACCATATTAGCCTCTATAATCTTAGCGCTGTCTTTTGTTTTAAATGGTAATCTTGTAAGTTTAAATTCACCTTTTATTTTTAAATCAGTTAAATTTAAGTGTTGTTTAACTTTTCCACCTACACTCTTAAATACATCCACAAATTTCGTTTTCCATTTCTTTCGAACATCTTTTAATCTCAATTCTATCATCTCTGATTCACCTAAAATAGGATCATATCCAGATACGATTGTATTCATAAAGAATGTATTGGAAAATTCTGTAGAGGGTGTTGTAAGACTATTACTCATAATATTATTAATATATGGCTTTGTCTCAGCTACAGGTGGAGGGTTATTAGGGTTAGAGACAGATGAAGATACTAACTCACCTGAATTAAAGCCTTCATATACTAATTCTTCGTTTTTATTAAAAATATCTTTAGTTAATATTTTTAATCTAAACTTACCGTCTGAATCTTTTTTGAGAAAGCCTTTAACAGCTAGATCACCGTCTTGATAGTAGTAATACTTGAGAAAGTAATATAGCACATCGATGTATCTAAATGAGTTAGGTGGTATTATATATTCAGGATATTCATTTATAATGAAATTACCTGGATCAAAATTATCTGTAGGAAATTTAAATTTAGTAAAGATACTCTTAATTATATCACCAGCGTAACCATTATATTTTTCATTATATGGAAACTCTGCTGTTAGCAGACCTTCTTCGACTGTGTTTAGCAAATATGTTTTAGTATTTTTAAGAGGTGTTCCATCATCAATAAAATTAGATTCAGAAATTACAATATACTCTTGTTCTATCTTTTTATCTTTATTATCTTTAGGGTTAAAGCGTATTTTTAATTTATCAGTACCATCACCACGTAATAAGAATGTTGACTCTATTACATTGTAGGGGTTTGAAATTGTTATATAACCACTTAAAAAGGGATTGAATAAATTATCAGTTATATCAAAAGCTAAAATGACTCCGTCGGTGAAACTAATTTCACCTGTAGAGTTAGACAATAAATACTCATATTCGTATTTTGTACCGTTAATTTCAGAAATGCCTACCATTGAATACAATTAAGTTAGTTATTTGATTGAATACGATTTCGAGAAACTGTGGTTTAATATACTTAAGCTGTGTACCAGGCGGTATAACAAATATGTTAGATCCTATCACATCTTTATTAAGGAGATATATTAACCACCATAATCTAATATCCTGATAAATTCTATACGATATAGTAGTCGTAGGTATAGAAGATTGAACGGTGTAAAAATCCACTATATTAGAATCAATATTAGTGGGCATTTCAATCTTCTTAAGTATATTATAAAATTGAAACGTCTTATCATTACCTGTAGTGTTGTATACTTTAAATATACGCTCATATAACTCTAAATCGAGTTTAGGTAAGTTTACTATATCGTTTTGATATGATCCTAAAGTGCTCATAGTGTTTGGCTATTGTAACTTTCGCTAAAATTACTTGGTTCTGTGTATAGTGAGTTAAAGGTTAATGACACTCTATAACCTTCTGGTATAAGTGCTTTAAGTCTAGAGTTATATTTACGTGAGCCTATTAAATTTATACTAACACTACACGACGCCCATCTAATCGCTCTGTAACCTGGAACTATAACACTCCACAGATATGGCGGTGTTACGATAAACGCGTTACCGTCTTCACGGGTAAATCTATTCTCTGTTATAAGCTTTTTAACAAGTTTGTAGTGTTCGTTGTATGCATCCTCTTCTGTATTTATTAATATAAAATCAACAGTTAATGAACTATCATCAGCACTATAGTTATAGTACTTAGGTGGTTCAAATAAAGCACCTGGTTTGTTATCCTTTAACGCGTTAAATTGAGATGCTGTTGTCATTACTGTATCAGCAAGCTTTTGAACATCACCTAAAAAAGAACTACCTGCTGCTTGTGATCCATTCGTTGAACCTACATATGAGTCACCCCATGTGTTATTAAAGCCACGAACCTCATCTCCAAAAAACGGAAGCACATATTTATCCATGACTTCTGCTGTGTGTAATTTATTATAATAACCTGTACCGCTTACATCCGCTCCAAAAAGTCCTGTTTGTGCTAATTCATAATAAGATTTAACTGTTTGTAATATAGCGTTATTAGATACTTTATATGTAGTTGCAATTATACGCGGTGCTTCTTTAAGATAGTCACCTGTTGTTGTCGTCCACTTATATTTAGCGTCTTCTACAACATTAATTATACTCATAACATTATTTAAGCAGGAGATAAGCTATATGGCGAAGAAGTATACATACCTCTACTATCCTGCTTAGATGTACTAAATGCGTTATTTAAATTAGCTGATACATTTGATTGTGTATTATTTGTATCAGCTATAACAGTAGGTTTTTGCTTTTTAGTTACATTTAGTTGCTCTTTCGATGTGCCTAGGAGTTGTAGTAAAATTTGATTTTGTAGATTTATAAGATTTGTTTGTTCATCTAATTTAGGATCTATACTCGTATTAGCAGTAGTGATTGCTGCAGCTGTTGTTTTATTACGCTCTCTACGATCTTCAATTCTTTGCTCAAGTGGAGACAATTCTTTACCTGAGGCTTTATCTCTTTCACGCTCTTTAGCGCGCTCAGCAGCTCTTGCTCTCGCTACTTTTAACTCAGCTTCAGTTTTTATATCCCGCTCAGCGAACTCTGCCATTTTTTTATCATGTGCTGCTTGAAATCCAATAGCGACGGGATTATACTCATTAACTTTATCTAAAGTTTCACTAATTATTGTCTTACCCCAATCTACTATGCTAGTAACAGCATTGGCTATCATATCAATTAGTGATAGAATAGAAGATTGGATTATATCTCCAAATGTTATTTTCTTAGCGGTAACTTCTCCTGTCTCGGTTTTTGGTGCGCTAAATAAACCTACAAGCCACGATATAGATTCAACCAAAGCCTTTCCACCTGCAAATGCTAACATTGCAGATCCTATGTCTTTTAGACCGTTTAATATATCACCACTCTTAATTTTTTTAATGCCTTGACCGAAATATAGTATAGACGAAATACCTGGTATATACCACATAGCAGATACTAGCTTATTACCAACTGTTTTAGCTAGATCTTTCATTGTTGACATGAAGTTAGTCGTAGTAGTCGTAGGTTTACCTTCTTGACCTTCTACCTTAGGTGTTTTAAGTATATCGTAAAGTAATAGACCACCATCTATAATCCAAGATACAACAGTACCAGCACCTGGTATAAAATCAGCTACAGCTCCTACTAATTCAAAAATACCTGCAATCCAGTCACCTTCTTTAAAACGTAAATATGCAAGAGCCAAGCCAGCAACTCCACCTACGAACGGTAGCCATTTTATTACTTTAAGTAATTTAGGACCTATTTCACTCGCAGTCTTCTTTAAATAACCTATAAGTAATTTGGCACCTAATTTAGTACCTTTTACAGCAGCACTAGCTTTAGCACCAACATCTTTTTCTTCCAATAAATCAGATACTAGTAATAGACCATCTATCGCTAGTGATATAGCAGCTCCTGGTAGAAATCCAAACATTACACTTATATTGGCTATACCTGATAATATTTCAAGTACACTCTTTATATATTCACCTTTTTGCCATCGCTGATAAGCGTATGTAAAATTAATTAGCGCACCAATTAAAGGTATTCTTCTAACAATAAAGCCTAGTTTACTAGCAATAAATTTGCCAACACTTTTGAAGACTAATCCTAGCTTACCACCAATTTTACCTAAGAGAGGCATCTTATTAAATATACCCTTAACACTATCAAACATAGTAGATAGTTTCTTACCTATATCCATTTCACTTATAAACTTAACTATCCTTGTAAAAAATCCTGTTATTTTTTCACCTATTTTAAGCTTACTTAATAAAAATATAGCACCTTGTATTTTAGTTATAACTTTTAAAATAAATTCACCTGTTGGTCCAAATATCTTTGATATATAAACCGCGAGAGCTACAATACCTGCAGCGAGGATAGAGAGAATACTAAATTCAGAAGGTGAGGGTAATTTTGGCAAATTAGATGTCTTAGACTCTTCTACTTGCTTTTGCTTTTCACTAATTATTGTTTGTGGTTTACTCGTATCACCCTTTGTTTTTTTAAACAAATTAACAAAAGCTTCCGCTATAGAAGTACCTACGTTAAAAAAATACCTTTCTTCATTGCCAGACAGAATAGGATTTATAGGCGGTCTACGAGAACTCTTATTAGGTATAACTTTACGTGAGGTACTATCATCTTGTGATGGGACACCTTTAGGTCCAGTAAAAGCAGAGACAGAGTTTAAAAACTTTGTCATCATTGATGCAGATTCACTATCTAATTCACTCACATATATATTTAGTCGGTATTAAAGAATCCAGGGTTTATCTCAATTACTGTATCTTTAACTGTAAGTAAGTCTCTCTCTTCCGCTCTAATAGCCTCAATAAACTGAATAATTAACTTGTTATGTGCTAGCGGTAAAGATTCTATTACTTCAAGCTTATCTTTAATAGGTAATTTTTCGAAGTTTAATACACTATCATCAAATTCTAAAGACTTAATATATTTAAGTATCTCATAAATATAAATGCTACCTAAATTTTTAGTATTATTCTTTTCACCGTTACGTTTTATCTCGTCCTCTAGTTTCTTAGTGATATCACTTTCCTCTTTAATTGTAGGAACTCTAACATTAACTGTTATGTTATTAAATGTAATAGAGTCCGATGTCTTAGCAGAAAGCTTCTTTGTTTTAAGAGTTTCTAAAATAGAACTTATATCTAGAGATATACCATCTTCATTTTTATATGATGTACCTAGAGCATTAAATCTAAGAGGTATAATTACATAAGGCTTATCTGTTATAAGAATATCATTACAACTTGAAACTTCTTCAATAATGTTATTAATTATACGAGTAAATGATACAATACCGACTAGACCATCAGCTACACACGAAATAATGTCTTTTTGTTGTTTTAAAGATAAGATATTACACTTTACAGTCTTACCTGAAGACTGTAAAGTAACATCCACAGTATCCTTTACTCCAGAAGATATTTTTGCTAAAAAGTCCTTAATTGATGTTTCTGACATAATTGTATTTAAATGTTAAGCATAGAATTGCCACTGCTACCTGATTTATTCTCAGCTTGGTATTCTTCTATAAAGAATTTAATATCTTTTGGAGTAGAATCAAGTATAGTCTCACTACTTAATCTCTTTGACAATCTAAATAAAATTTCTCTACATCCTATATAGTCATAATCAGATAGTATAGCTTTAATAAACAGCCAAGGATCTGAGGATAAGAAATTGACATTAATACTTGTATTTTTATCCTCGTAAATATAGAGAACGCAATCTGATACCTTTATAAAATTAATAATATCAGTCATTAACGAAGCGCCTAAGAAATTACTTATTCCTATTATATCTTCATCAGTCGATATATTATATCTTTTAGAATTAAACTCAATATACTTAATAACCTGTAGGTAGATATCACTTATTGCTTCTGGTGTTACAATAGCTGTTGGTATATCAACCCCAATTACAGTAGAAAGACTATCTGTATATTCAATATATTGTTCTATATTTGGTATATCTTTAAACTTATCTATTACCGAGCTTATTAGCAAGTTTTTAACCTTACCATCAAGACTTAGTGCAATATTATCATCTATAAAAAATTCACGTACTTTAAGTACTACAAAAAGTTTATCAACAATATTTAGCTTAGTTATATTTAAAGTATTACATATATAAGAAATATAACCAACATTATTATTATTATATTCAAGTCTAGCTAAATTAAATACATCTTTAAATGTAAATGTAGGTATACTGAATGTTTTATTAGAGTATGGTAATGTTACTATGTGCATATATTATGCTAAGTTTTGAGGGAAAGTCAAATTCGGTCCAACATCTATATTTGGGGCTATGTATGTGGGTCCAATTTCTTCTATATAGTAGTTGTTATAGCCAAATGTTACTGTTTTCTGGAAGAATTCTTGATCACCATAATTTATGGTATAACCTTCAGAGTTAGTAGGAAATACATTATTAAATGTATATTTTCTACGTGGCTTCATATCTTTAGTATACTGAGTAACATTGATAGTTGATTTAAGCCTACTATTAATTAGTCCTTCTATTGAAAGAGCTATAAGCCATGGTCTAAACAATTCCGTTTCAATATCTCTCTCTGTCTCCAAGAAGTTGATAGTTATGTTTCTTGATAGGAAATCCGTACGCTGCACTGTTCCATACCCCGGCATGAATGCTCCTCTATTCTCCTGTCCTAACACCGTAGCTTCAAAGGATTCAGGTGGCAGCGTTACCTCTTGCGCTACTAATATATTGTTTGCTTCTTTATCTGTCCAAAGAGAGCTATCTTGAACTGCCCATGACTGATTGATCTTACCTAAAGCGTTTTTAATCTCGCTTACTAGACCAGAACTAGTATCTATTGTAACAGTCCATTGAAAGGGTAGTGGTAGCGAAAATCTTCTGTCGTTAGAAAATTTATCTAAAAACTTACCTGTATATTCCATAAGGATATTTATGATAAAAAAAGCTATAGAGTTTAAAACTCTATAGCTTTTAGAAGTATATGTATATATTAATTAGATACGATCTTTGTAGAAGTGGTATGAGAATGTAACAGGGAAGGTCAATATCTCACCAGTACCATCTGCTATAGTGTAGCTTACTTCGCCGATATCTCTAATAGATGCACCTACAAGTACAATAGTTGCAGTTTCTTCAAGCTGTCTATTTAGAACAGATAGTAAAATAGTGCTCTCCTCACCTGGCATACTGTAGTCACCAGTTGATGTAGTATTATCAAATACTGCACGTGAGGCACGCTCAAACTTCTTACGTAAATCAATAGCCTCATCATGGTAGAATTCAATAGAATAACCTTCAGAGTTTGTATAAGAAGACTTACCAGGAACGTTGAATTGCTGACCTACATAATTAACAGTTTTGTTCTCAATCGCTCTACCAGGTAGACTTGCGGATCTAGCATATACAAGATCTGTTTCACCATTAAATTGAAGTCCGCCTGCAAGATTAATTTGCTTTACACGGAAAAGGAAATCACGAGCAAATTGTCTTTTTATTGCTTGTTCAAAGAATGTGGTAATTGTTGTTGCCATAATATTATTTATACTTCTTACTGTATTTTTTAGATAAGTCTGTACTCATACACCTTATTACCACAATCGTATATAATACGATATCCATTATCTAACATATTGCACAGTTCTGTATTTAACTCATTAAAGCTTTCTAATTTAGTTGCAAGTTTATGTTTTTGATAATTTACCCTATTTTCTAAAGTTAGACAATCTTTAGTATAAAAGTAATTAGGTGAGCTGTCGTGTTTAAATGTAAATCCTAAATTATTGTATAAGACACCTTCACTAAATCTTAGATCTGCGTATGTTACTATAGTTTCACCCTGCCATATATTTTTTAAAAAGTGTTTGAATAATTTACTCGCGCTACCGGGGATGTGTGTGTTAATTTTATTACAGAACCTAATAAGCTCAAACGATACTTTACCTGTTATTTTTCTAGTTCCAAACGTCATTACTGAAACTATCTCATTATTATAAAATAAACCTAAACACACACTAGAATTATCATTTCCTTGAATGTGATTATTTTTAAGAAATAGTCCTTTAGTCTGCTTATCTATCTGCTGAATTGTACACTTTCTTGCGAATATTGTATTTAAGGGTAAGTGTAATTTACTACTTATCATTGATTTTACTATGTCTTTTTTGAATAACCATTCACTATCAAATATATTAATCACCCTTATACCCAACTTATTACACATTAAACGCTTTTCATTAATATGAAATTTATTACTTATATTTTTAATATTGTTTGGGTGCGTTTTACCATAGCTATGCCAAACAATACCGTTATACTCAATACCAACTTTAAGATCAGGTATGTATATATCTAGTTCCTTACCAGTTGTTGTAAGTTTGTAGTTAGTTATTATTTCTATATCTTTAACAGATTTAATATAATCCACTATTTCATCCTCTTGCTTTGACCGACCTACCTTTCCATAACAACCTGAGCAGTATATATCTTTCCATCTACCATTAGTTAGACACTTAGTTTGAGTAACATTACAAGTTATGCAAGTAACATTAAACTCACAATCTTTAAGGTTATATATTTCATTACTGTTATTAATAACAAATCCTTGAGATTGTATTTTTTCTTTAATTATATTGTTATATAAATTAATTCTATTTTTATTTGTTGTTATTTTACGATAACCAACATTATAGTTTTCATAATGTGCTTTAGTATTAGAATCATCAATACAGCATGGCGCTTCAAATAAATCTTTCATTATTAAATAGCACCTTTCTCCAAATAACTTTAACTCGTAGTTACCTTTTAAAAAACCTTTATCTGTATAAAAAATAACACTACAAATATTATCTGTATGTTTGGATATTATTGCAGGTTTAATGTTTTTATATGTCTGCTTAAAATACCTTATAAATTCCTTTGTTTCATTAACACTTTTAAGATTATAAGAGTTACTAGTATATATAGTAATAAGGTTAGATACTATATCACTGTGTCTATTTGTAATAGTATTTTTAAACTTAAGTACACTAGCTACAGCTTTATTGCGAGGTGTGTGTTGATTAGCTGTATTATAGCAGTGTGTATTATTGTTATATCTTAGAGGTGTATTCGTAATGATACAAACAGGAGGTGCAGTAATATCATTACGAATACAGTAGATACGTTCTGTAATAGAAGATTCATTATCTAAAAAGCTAGTAGATGCAAGAATAGATTGGATTAAATCACTGTTACTTTTTGAGCGTATTTTAGCTGTTGAAATCTTACCTGTACTACCTACTAACCTATTGTTTATTTGTGTGATTAATTTAGTGTACATGATTACATCATATTTAATATAAACACAAAATAAAACCAGGAAGTTTTGCGAACTTCCTGGTTTTATAAATTATGCACCTACAATTTCTTGGAAGCTTGCATCTGTTCTTGTTGCAAAGAAGTTAATTAATATAAATTCACTTGCTCTTACAGGCTTGATGTAGATATCAACAACTAGCTGATTATTATCTATAACATCAGCAGTATTATTTCGCTCATCACAAACAATCAAGTAATCGTAAAGACCTTCGTTATTCTTAGCTCTTTCAAATATAGGAGTTAGAGTATTAACAAGTCTTGTACGTGTAAACGTTGTATTAGGTTCGAATACAAAGAATTGAGCAGCTTTACGAGTTGGTCTCTCAAGTGCGAGGAATAGACGTCTAACGTTAATTCTATCAAATGAGCTTGGCTTCTTACTTAGAGTCTTTTGACCGTAAATAACTTGACCTTGTGATGGGAAGAACGAAACAGGGTTAATGTTTGATCTGTAAAGCTCATCACGTTGCTTTTGATTAGGATTAATTGCTAGATCTATAACATTAGGTAATAGACCGTTAGTGAAGCCAGCTGGCGCAATCCAAGGGAATCTTGCAGCATCTGTTCTAGCCATTGCAGCTGCAGCGTAACCAGAGAACGGCACCCATACATTCTGACCTGTGAAGGAATCATATGTCTTGGACCAGTTACCATATGTGGTTGCATATGATGTATTCTCAAGTTCAAACTGGTGTCTAATAGCCCAGTAAAGATCCTTCTGGAAGATTCTTGATCTATTTGACATTACCTTAGTATTGCTACCTGTAACAAGTATCTGACGAATAGGATCTGCAATAAGAATACAATCACCACGACCACCACCAATATAAGATGGAGAGCAGAATGATTCAAGCTTATTAAAGATAGTAGCGTAGTTAGCTCTAATTGTTTCACCTGCAGTACCTAGTGTACCAGATGTTCTTAATGCTTCGACTTGCGCGGATAATGTACCACTATAAGTTGTATCATCGAAGTAATCTAATCCAGTAGCTTGTTTAGTAACATATACAGTACCAAGACCAGCTTCAACAACAACATCTAGATCGTAGATGTCTTCGTTACGAATACCATCTAATGCTCTATCAAGTTTCGCTGGAATATCACCGAGATTCTTAGTAGTTACTGTTGTATTACTAAATGCACCAAGAGAGAATAAGCTATCTGCATATCCAATACTACCTGTCAGAGTACCCATGAAGGAAGGTGCAATACCAGTCGCAGCAACGGCTGTGTTAGTAGTAAGCTGCTTAGTAAGAATTCTTATTTTCTTCTTAGGTAGACCATTTTCATCGATTGAAGTAGAGCTATTACGATTTGAAATATAATCGTTAACTAGAATCTCAACGTTACGTGACTTAGTATCCGCTGCTTCTAAGAAGAAGTTAACAGCAGGTCCACCGCTTTCGCTATTTGTTGTTCTGAAGTAGTCAATAGAACCAACGATTCTATCTTCTAAGCTGTAATCAAGTTTGAATGATTCAGTAGAGAAAATAGACTTACGTAGTTTAAAGATACCTACATTGAGAAGATCGTCATCTTGACGATTATCAATGTTGTAGTCTGTTAGTGTTTCCATTACCTGTGAAACACTATTTGTTGGACCGTATCTATAATCAGAAGATAAGGAGAATATTAGAGTTTGCTCAGGAATAGTGAGATATGATGAAGTAGATGATAGTGATGAGTTAATTGACTTAACATTAAGAATACCATCGTAGTTTGTACCAGGGTTAACGTTTGTGTTATCAACTAAACCAACATAATAACCCTCATATCTGTCGTTAAGTGTTGTTTGTGCTTTGTTTAGTACAATAACACCAGCGCCACCTAGAGAAGCAACAGTTCCTATTGCAGAAGCTGCAGAAGCTTTTGGACTCCATGTAAAGCCTGATCCATCAAGCACTGATTGATACTCATCATATGTAAGTTCTACGTGAGTAGGTTGACCTAGTACATATGTACCTTGTGAGAGATTAAGGTTATCTGATGCACTCTGTACACCAGTAAATGTATTATTTGTAGGAACACTTCCAAAGTTATAAATTGGTAAAACTTCAGCTGAAAGAGTGGCTGTAAGAATTGGACCTGCAGATTGGAATGTAACACTTGTATCTATACTATTAATAGCAGCAGATAGCGCGTTAATAAGAGCTGGTGATGCAAACGGTGTTGTACCTGTCAACCTAACATATGCGTTATATGTGGAAACGAGTGGGTTGAATGTAGTTGCACTGAATCCGAAAGTATATGATGTGTTATTAGATAGTGTTAAGCTAAAATTAGCAGCAGATAAATTCTGTGCTGTAGTAGCTGATGTACTAAAGGTATAACTCTGTAGAGAAGATACAAATTTTACTGGATAAGCTAGTGCGGAGTATTTAGAACCAAATCCAACACCTGTACTAGCTCCATATGGAAGACGTGAAGTGTAAATGTTACTTGGTGATCTTAATAGTTCGTCTACTGTATAGTAGAAGTATCTTTCTGCTGCGTTAGTCGGTGTACCGTAGACTAAATCAAGCTCTTCTCTTGAAGAGATTTGAATAACTTCGTCAATAGGCCCTTGATTCGCGAAACCCGGAACAAAAACGCTTGTTCCAAAGTTTGTTGGGGCGACTAGTGATAAGTCTTTTTCTACGATTTCAACACCAGGAGATTTTATAGTTGGTACTGCCATACAAGTATTTATAGAAAATCAATTTCTTTTTCTATAAATCAAGCAACTCTATATGCATCTGAGAGTATACAAAAGTAAAGCCTCCAATGATTTCACCACTGGTTTGATAATTGTAATCGACGCCATCAATTGACGTTGGAAATGCACCAATATAGTTAAATTTAATGCGTTTATTATCAAACTCGTCAACACCATATATAGTTAAAATAGTTTGATAATCTGTAAAGTTACTGTCTATTTGTATATCTTTAGCGTTATATCTACCTTCACGTTGATCGTGTAGAAGATTAAGCCACTGATATATTACCCAGTAGTTTTTGAATTGATTATCAACAGCAAATTTTACATTTACAGGTGGGTATGAGTTTTTTGAATTAGATGACACATACAGTGTGTTACCAGCGTATCTATTTTCTATTGCAGGTACTATTATTTCAGGTACAACAGTACCAAAAATGGAAAACTGAACAGAATCAGGAATAATAGTATTATTGCTTATTTTACTATTAAGAGGTGCAGCAAATGTTTTTAAAATAGGTGGTACATCAAAGACAAGTAAGAACTTATCGCTACGTGCCTTGTTTAATAGAGATTGTTGATATTGATCTGACATATTAGTTTAGTTGTGTCCATCCTTCCTGTTGTAACCATTCGATTTCAGCTAATTGATCTGTTTGACCCATACCGAAAACAATAGGTGTCATATACACATTATTTACACCAACTACTTCAAAATCATTATAGATAGATGTAGCTTCTTCGAAGCTAGCAACACCATAATCCATTACTTCTATATTACACGGCTTTCCGTGATCATCTAATTCAATAATTTCAAAATATCTTTCTGTTAGCTCTTTCTCTAGTATATACAATGCATAGATTAGTGACATAACTCTATCATCATGATAACCACCCTTAGCTTTCCATGTACCATTAGGATATCTAACAAAGTCTCTTAACTCTTTTAGTGTATCAATATCCTGAATAGTTACAGAGCGAACTTCATTTATAAAGTATCTCATATTCATAACACCTTTATACTTTGTGTTAGTATGAGCTATCATACCCATTTGAGGTTTTGATCTATTAGCCACTTTAGCTCCATATGATACAATACCCGCATACCCCATATCAAAAGCAAGGCGATCAACTACTTGTGCGCCGCAATTATTACGCTCTATAAGAGCTAATGGAGATCCCCAGTTCTTTAAGATTGTATATACTTTATTAGCAAACTCTAGAGGTGGTATGTGCCTATTATGATATACAGCTACCTGTCTAATATCTTTGATATCTGTTATATCCAGTATTTGCATAACAGATGCATCTATACCAACACCTTCAGATATATCAACACCAGCTACATAAACTCTTGTAGAGTCTGGTTCTTCCCATATTTTGTAGTTACCCTCATCTAAAACTATTTTAGGTTCTGTGCATTTTAAAAGCATTTCCTCAAACAAAACATCATCAATAGAAGATTCACCTGTATTAAGGAAAACGGTTTCGTATTCTTGTAAAAAAGATTCATGCGACCCCATCGATTTTATTTCTCGCTGCTTCCATTCTTCATCACGACCTGGTAAATCATACCAACGTACACGTTCATAAACGAATCCATTTTCTTGTTTTTCCGCTCCATCAAATAACTTATGAAATAGATTACCTGTACCGTTTGGTGTTGATGCTATTAATACTTTTGCGACTGGTGATCTGGATATAGTAGGATAAACAGAGCGCCAGAAATCTTCGAGAATTGATGCAGGTTCAATGAAAGCTAATTCATCAAGTAAAAGGCATGTGATTGTCATACCACGCGCTGCAGAACCTGTAGTTGTTGAAATAGATATTCTTGAACCGTTGTCAAATTCACACGCTGTTGTAGCAAATGATAATACACCTGGTTTTATCCATAAAGGTAATTCTTCGTACGCTAGTTTTATACGTCTAAATACTTCAATTGCGGTAGCTTCTTTATTAGCAACAATAACTATATTTTGATAATCATTAAAGCATGCAACCCATAAGGCATATATAGTTAGTAGCGTAGTTTTACCGCATTGTCTTGATGCAAGTAATATTACTTTGTTATTATCTCTTAGAGTTCTTAATATTTTTCTTTGATACGGGAATAATTTAATAACTTGCTTTTTGCCTTTTTCAGGGTCAATTATATAGAAGAAATTTTCAGCGAAATGTAATAAATTTTGCCTACTTTTAGATATTTCTTTTATCATCCAGGGCTCGAATTCAATCTGAGCATCAGCCACGGGTAAATTAGGATTACCTAGGTAATATTTGGTTTTAGCTTCTTTTTTCGCCATTGTATATAAATATATGTATGTCAAAAGCTAAAAATGACTTTGCAAATATCGGTCAAGTTTATGGTGGTATGTTATCTAACTTGAAAAAGGCACTAGTTTCAGAAGGCAAAATCGGACCTAAAGTCGCTGCTGGAGAAATTGGCGATGTAAAGTTACTCGATGGTGGCCCTCAAGAAAAGAGTGGATTCTCTAAATCTAGAATTGACAAGAGAAACAAAAAACCTAAATCTAAAGAAAATGCCTATAATATAGACAATTTATCTCAAGATGAAGAAAGTGTCAAAGAAACCAAGAAAATAGCCAAGGAGAGTATAAATAAGTTTATGAGAAAAAAATCAATCTTTGATAAGCTCTATGAAAACGTCATGTCAGGTGGACCACTAGGTGGCGGCGCTCCTACAGGTGGTGATTCTATGGGTTCTGAAATGGGTGAAACTGATGAGCTTGATGCTCTCGGAATCGAAGGCGAAGACGAAATGGGAGAAGATGAAGGTGCTGATGTTACCTTTACTCTTGACCGTGAAACTGCACAAAAGCTAATTGATGTACTTCAAGGTGCTCTAGGTGGTGAAGAAGACATGGGAGACGAAGACTTCGACATGGAAGGTGACATGAGCGACGAAGACATGGGTGAAGATGAAGGTTTTGACGATGAAGAAGACGAAGAAGATCTTGGTCACACCAACGTTAATGCTAAGGAGCCTAACATGGGTAAGAACAACAAGGTCGGTAATCTCAAGACTCAATCAGGTGGTGCTTCTTCTAAGTATACTACCAAGCAAGGTGATGACGGTGATTACGGTCACGCTCTTGTTAATGCTAAGCAACCTAACATGGGTAAGAGCAACAAAGTCGGTAACCTAAAGGTTAATAAATCAATGTTTGAGCAATAATACTTAACATTTTTAAAAAATAATTTAAGAACGCCTAGTAGATTACCTACTAGGCGTTTTTTTTGTATAAATAATAGTATGGTTAGTTTTAAGGAATACTTACTAGAGTATAAAACGAAACAGAATGCTATGATTTCTGGTATTGCTGGTATCAAAGACGGTATAAACGGTAAATCGTTTGATCGTGCACATTTACGTAAGCATACTAATACTATAGCTAAAGGTTACAAATCTCGTCACAATATACCAAATGGTGTCATATCTGGAGCTAGCCTAAGTAAGTTACTATCGGATTATAAACTAATATTTGAACCTGGTGTGAAGCATCTCGGAAATTCTAAATCAACTATAGAGATGTATATAGACAGTGAAGGTGTAAAATACGCTAGAGTTAGAAAGGCACCCAATGAGTAATTGTAGCCCATCAAGACAGTCCTGCACTCCTTCGACAGTATTTGCTGCTGTTGCAGCGCCAGGTTGCTCTCAATTTTTCAACCCCGCTAATTTTCAAGCAGAGCAGTTAATTTACGATGCTGCGTTTAGTGATTTAATTAACAGTTACGGGGTACCTATTAATTATTATGTAAATACATTTAATGTATTATCTGCCGATTTATTATATGGTGAACACCCTATTGCACCTTACCTCGGACCTGTAAGTATTATTTCCTATATTGAGTTAATAGAGAACGCTATAAACTTATCACGATTTGGTTTCGCGTCTGATGATGAATTAACCGCATATCTTCATATAGATACATTTACAACTACATTTTCTGCTGTTATTAATTACGCGGAGTTTAATCAGTCTATTGAGCCTAAGTCAGGTGACATTATAGAAGTTACAGCTCTAGGATGCGATAGACCTAATGGTAGAGGTGCTAAGTGGTTCGAAATAACAGAACGAGTAGATCAAGATGTCGCTTCACTTAACCCTCTACTTGGTCACTATGTTTATAGATTAAAGGCTAAGAGATACGAAGGTTCATTTGAACCTGGCTTAGCAGGTGAGCAAGGCAACAATCAAGTATATGATAATAGCTTTAGTGGTATATTGAGTTCTAATATAGAAATACCTAGTATAGAAATCTTAGATCTACAGACTGAATCAGGAGATTATCTTATAACGCAAGATAATGACCCTCTCATACTAACAGGTGTTACAACACCGCAGTTGAGCAGCAATCCTAAGTCGTATACGTTTGATGTTGATCAGTATTCCAAGGATAATGTATTTGACAACAGTGTCAACGATACCAGTATTTACGGAACTTACTATTAATATCAATTATGTTTAATTTATTAGAGTAGTTAATTAAACGAGGAATGGGTATACTGGCATCGGTGGCGTCAGCTATTTCCGCAATAGTAAGGTTCCACGCAGGGTCGTCAGCGGCGCCAATAATGCCGAGAATGGTGAGTTTACGGTGTTGTCTTTCATGTCGGATTAGGTCAGAAGGCTATCGTCTAAAGGACGTAAGCGGCTAGAAAAACGAGGATGAGGGTGAGTTTCATGGTCAAGGCACTGGGTGACACTCTGTGAAATGGAAATACACGGTCACATCTCCTAGTGCCGTGCCGGTGACGAGAAGTTGGTTGTCAGCACCGCTTGCCGATGCGTCGTAGGTCTGAATCCGTTTGACCACGCCCGCCGCGTCCGACCATTCGAGGCTGGTGATGTAGATGTATCCTGCGGCAAGGCGGATTTCGTAATGAACCAGCGTGAACTGCTCCGCATTTGCGGTGAGAATGCCTGAATCAAAACGCGTCGCGCCACCCGCCGAGCGGACAATCTTGATCCGCTTGTTGTTCGCGTTGGCACCAAACTGGCCCATGTAGGTGGTCTTCCAGAATGCCCCAGCGGCGTAATTCGCTCCCGTCGAGGTTGCCAGCGCTCCCATTCGAGCAATGGAATGAAGCACCGCATCTGACGATGGTGCCACCGATGGAAGTGCTGCCGTGTTACGTTGGATAACTCCCGTGAGGCGACTGGTGATGAACGGCGACGGCATGCCGTAGGGCGCGTGCCCGAGCATCGGGTTGCCGACGATGCCGAGTGGGTCCGTTGATTGCGGGGTTTGACTCGCGTTGAAAGCGGTCACGCCGTTCATGATTCGCGGGCGTCCTGGAATGTTGGGATAAGCTCCACGGGCCTGAAGCTCGTGCAACAGCTCCCCGTAAGGCCCACCTTCAAACGTCGGGCTTTCCTCAAGTGACGGAGCATTGACCGCGATGGTGTGGACGCACCAGTAATACTGGGTTGCAGCGTCTGGGGCTCCCCACTCGAC